GTGGACCGTCCAGCACCTCAAGGTCATCTGGGAAGTCGTCAAAGCCTGATTCTCCACCGATTTTGTTGGCTTTGAAGCTGACCACCTTGGCGGTTGGATCAAAGGCTTTGACCTTGATGATTTCTTGCACCAGTGGATCGTTGAAGATCACCTCCAACTCTTCCATGCTCCAAATGCAATGGTTGCTCAGTTCCTGCCTTTCCCGCTGCATGGCCAGCGTCTCGTTGACCGTCCTGACAATGACCATGACCTGACCTGTCTGCATCTCCCACTCGATTCTCGGAATCTGATCGTTGGCTGGCGTGATGCCTTGATCGGCTGCCCACTGATCCAACACTGAGTACGCCCTGATCATTCCCGCCAGACTGGAATCGAATTTCGCATGATCCTTTGACGCAATCGCTTGGTGCAATCTGCCGTTCTGCGTCCAGAATTTCTCCCTCAACTCACTGTCTACTAAAGTAATCAGTCGATTTTCTCCCCATTTCCTATCGCTGGCCGCTTTCGCTGCCTCCAGTTCCACCAACTTGGATTGCACATAAACCGTCCACGCATCTGCTTGTGGACTTGGACTCACCACCACTGGATGCTGTCTGAGTGACTTCTTTGTTGCCATTACGCTTTCCTTCGTTTTGTTGCAAATAGGGAACACACAACAGGGAACAAACCTCCGAGTCCTAGACTCTCGGTTTGTTCCTGTTCCCTTGTGCGGAACATTTGTTCCCCTTTTGTTCCTTGTTTGTTCCCTGTTCCCTGTATATTCATACAGCCTCAGAACGATTCGCTTGATTCACTTTTGACGGTCAACCACGCAAATCCATCGCTGATCTGTCCATGTCCATGTCTGGACAGGTCCTTCCTAACCCGCTGCCAAGTGACCTTGAAGCTGTCCTTATCCTCATCTGTGCACCCCATCTTTGACCACAATTCCTCTCTCCAGTGCTTCAAATCCACCACCATACGCTGTGAACCTTCGATTAACTTCAAGAAGCCATTCTTCTTAATCGCATTTTCCAAGCATTGGAGCGACAAGACCTGATTCTTGCCGTGTCCTGCGTTGCTGGACGCACCTTTTGCGTCCCTTTTCAGCGCGTCAAACTGCCCGAGTTCGCATGGGTTGACGGCCAAACTGGTCTGCGGCTCACCGATCTGGAGTGATCCTTGTGGCGCTGGCAGCTCCACCGTGACCATCTCAAAGCCAATCCTGTCGTTGTCCGCACCGTCCTTTTGCTTGCTGATGGTGACGATTCCTTTCATGCTGTCTTCGAATCTGAGCAGCTCCAGCTCGGTGTCCACTGCCCCAAGTAGGCTTGAGTGACCGCGCAGTCCTTTGGTGGCATCCTTTCCACTGTGGTGCAAGATCATGAGTCCTGCGCCTTGCACGATCTGCTGAATGCGTCCACAGGCTGTGATGAACGCTCCCATGTCTTCGCTGGAGTTCTCATTGCCACCGCCAAAGGCTCTGGCCAGCGTGTCTATGACGATCTGCTTGAATTCGATACCAGACTGCTGCACCAGCTGTTCGATGGCCAGCACCAGCGCGTTAAAGTCTTCGATGCTGGAGCGTAAATTCAACTGATGCCTGACCACATAGATCGGTGCGCCACTCTCTGTTTGGTGGTGAATCTTGAGCGCCTTGATCCTTGCACCGATACCGCCAAAGCCCTCGCCAGCGATGTACAGCACCGCACCTGCCTCGTTGACCTCTCTGTCCATCCATGCTGTGCCAGTGGCAATGGCGTGTGCGATGTCCAAGGCAATGAACGACTTGAATGAGCCTGGCGGTCCATAGAGCGCACTGAATGCGCCTTGTGGCAACACGCCATCAATCAACCAACGCACCGGCTCATCTTGGATCGAGTCCCAATGCTCGATCTGTATTTGCTTTGACGGTTTGGCTTGTTCCTCTGGCTTGATTGGCTCTGACTCAAATTCCTTGGCGATGTCAAAGTCTGACGGTGCTGTGACTTGCTGCACCGCGCTTGACACAGAATTCAGAATCGGATTCAACCGTTCGGGCATCGTTACCTGATCCAGCGTTGTGATGATTGGCGCGGCCTTGACCAACGCCACCAGCTCGGCTCTACCGCCACCCGCCTCAATGAATTCAAAGGCATCGTCACCTTGCCCTTGCAGCCCGAGGTCAACTACCTTCAGTGACTTGACGATGGGCAGAATAGCCTCGGCTGCCTTGTACGCATATCCCCAACCCGCCACATCGTTGTCCGGCACGATGATGACCTGCGCTCCGGCAAAGTATTCGGTGATGGCGGCTGGCCATGATCCAGCGCCAGTGTGCGCGGTGGTGGCGATCATGCCGATTGACTTGATCGCGTCCGCTGCCTTCTCGCCCTCCACCAAGAAGACATTGCGCCCCGCTGTCTTTGCGTCTAAGAGTGCGGGTAAGTTGTAGGGGACGATGCGTGCGTCTCCAAGCGTTGGGTGCTTACGGCCATCAGGGTCAACCTTGTACAGACGGTATGTCTTGCCTGTCTCGCCAATCTTGTACCGCTGCTTGACAAACACTGTCTGACGGTCCTCATCCTGATACGCCCATTCCTGTTCTAGTATGTTGCGCGGAATCGGTCTGATGTTGGCGAGTGGGTCAGGCTTGTCCAATAGTTCGGGAAGCAGATTGAGTGCTCTGATGGTGTGAAAGACATCCTCTTGGCTGCAACCGCCGTGGCAATGGAATAAAGGCTTGCCCTCATCATTGATGTTGATGCTGAGACTTGGATTCTTGTCGCCATTGCCTTTGCCGTGACTCGGAACAGGGCAACTGGCCACCCACTGACCGTTTGCTTTCTTTGCGTTGCCCAGCGTCTTGGCTATTTGTTCTGCTTGCATATTGCCTCTACTTGTTCTATGCGTTGCCCAATCCATGCCATCACAGGCACTGCCATGCTGTTGCCTAGCGCCTTGTACCTTGGACCGTCTGGCGTGGGTTTGTTTTTGCTTTTGATGTCGGTGTAGTTGTCGGGGAAGCCTTGGAGTCTCTCGCATTCTGTTGGCGTGAGTCTGCGTACTGCCATGGCTTGCATAACGCATTGCGGCTGACCGCCACCAGTTGGGGATTGCTTTGTCAGCGTCAGCGCCTGATCATGGTTGTACTTTGGCGTTTGCTCTGTGGTGAATGCCATGGGTTGCGCCACCGCATGACTGTGACCTTTGGTCAATGTAAATGATGGATCGCCGGCATTACCAATACCCATTCCCATTCTGTTGTTGACATCGCTGGGACGGCCTTGAATCGTCATGGTGTCCAAAGGGATTGGTTGCAATACAGCATGAGGACCTTTTGCCACTAAACAGTCCATCGTTTCGCTGTGCTCTGCTCGAAATTTGTATTGAGCGTTTTCACCTTGATTGAATGCTGCTCTGTCAACCACTATGGGTTGCGCTATCAAGTCTTCGGTTTCAAAGTCGTAACGCTGGCCAGCGCCTCGTGTAAGGCACTTGGCAGGGTCTTCCCTCTTTTCTCTGCTCGGCGCAGGATGCCCTGACAGGCTGTGGCGCTCAAAAAGAACCGCTGCGGCAGCTCGCCAGTCTCCAAGGTATCCGACAACGAACACACGGCGGCGGCGCTGTGCCACTCCGAAGTATTGAGCGTCAAGAACGCGGTATGCGAACCCATACCCGAGTTCTCCCAGCGCCCCGAGGAAGACTCCAAAATCTTTTCCTCCGTTAGATGACAGGACACCAGGGACATTCTCCCAGACCAACCATCTGGGCCGATATTGGTCAGCAATGGCAAGATAGGTAAGCATGAGGTTGCCACGCGGGTCATCCAATCCTTTTCTGAGTCCTGCGACTGAGAAAGACTGGCAGGGAGTTCCTCCGACAAGAAGATCGACATTTGATTCAATTGACCACTCCTTAAATTTCGTCATATCGCCAAGGTTTGGCGTGTGTGGGTAATGGTGCGCCAGCACTTCAGAGGGAAATCTTTCAATCTCCGAATACGCCACTGCCTCCCATCCAAGGGGATGCCATGCTACGGTTGCCGCCTCAATACCACTGCAAAGTGAGAGATATTTCATGTTGTATTTTTTAGAGGAAAAAAAACCGCTGGGGTTAGCCAGCGGTGCTTAAAGCCGATCAGTTAGAACATCTCGTCATCAGCCACTGCTGCGGCCATCGCTGACTTCGCTGGCACTTCAACTGGTGGCACAAACGACGGTCTTGGTGTGTATGCAACTGGTACAGCAGCCGGTACAGAGTGATCCGCACCTTCAGCGTCCATGCCAGCAGGACGCTCAATCCACGACACGATGTTGAACGCTGGGATGCGCGTAGTGCCCTTGCCGATCTTTTCCAGCTTGCTGCCGGTGTACTCCAGCACAGGCAACTTGCCTGCATTGGCGGCTTGCTGTGCAGCGCAGGCGGTGTACATGACTTCGAGTCCCATGTTCGGACCTACGCCATTCGATGACCATTCCACCAAGCCGATTTCCTTGTTGTAAAACTTGACGATGAATCCGCGTTTGTGGTCGGGGGACGGCTGTGCGCCTTTCTTGCCAAGCACTGCATCGGCTTGCCAATCGCGCAAACCGACACCGAGTGCCAGCCAGCCTGTTTGCACATCATTGATGTCGAATACGATCTTTTTGAGTTGGATTTCCTCGCCGAGATTGTT